TTAGCATATCCCTTGGCGTGATTCAAGGACATATGTATCGAAACTCAGGCCGTTTTGTGCGGAAAACATGCGTTTGAGAGCAGTTGCCGCCCAATCCGTGTCATCCGCCTCAAAAACAACGCTGCCGAACTTTTGAAACATATAGCAGAGCAAAGAGCAGGCAAAGGCCGGGAACGCGGCCTTCGACCGCGAACAGAGATAGGCAATCTCGTTTTCCTCCAAAAACGCCGCGGATTCACATCCTTCGCTCGACGCAAAGAACGCTGCCGTTTCCGGAAGGATGTCGATGAACTCCGAAAGGGATGCGGTCAACGGATTGACGGGCAGATGGGCATCCCGATAGCAATCATACATCAGGCTGGCACAATCGGCATATGCCTGCGTTCCCTTTGTGGTCAGGCGGATGGATCGCACGGGTGCGGGCAGGGGAGAAAGCAGATCGGATGAGCTGACATGCATCTCAAAACATCGGCGCTTGAGAACGAATCCTGTTTTCTTCAGCAAAGCAACCAAATCCGCCTTGTCGGAAGAAACCATGGACTGCAGGGGGATGCCATAGGTTTTGAGCAACGCCTTGAAGTGGGATGGTTGAAGCGTTTCTGCGTCAGGATCTTCCAGGCGAAGATACAGGTGGTCGGTATGAAAGCTGTTGCGATAGATGTCCATGGTGAGCTGCTCCGATGCATAAAGCGACAAAGGGGAAAGGCATGGGACCGTCAACCCCTCGCCTGCGGCTTGCCTACCGCACAGAATACAAACAAAACACCGCCGGAGGCGGTGCTTTGTTTGTGGTGGAGCAATGGAGAGCGTAGGCGAACCCCCGGCCGGTACCGAAACGATGGAGCGATCCGCAATAGCACGGCTCCCGGGGGAGGTCCCCGTGTAATTGAACGCGATCCGCAGATGATCATCCCATAGCCAAATGGAGGAGATAAAGGTGTCGATCAGCCGCCGCCGAAAGACTTTGTCGTTTCGGTCCCCGGATCGGAACCGCTGCAGCCAATAGATCACTTGCCCACGTTCCAGCCTGGTGATGGCCGCCTCCTCCAGCGTGATGGAGTTTTCCAGGCGGGCGGCTTCGGCTTCCAGCTCCTGCAGCCGGCGCTTCGTGGTGGCAGTGATGATCCCGACCTCGATGGCCTTCATGACGTTGCCAATGGTCGCCCTGGTTTCCAGGAGAGAGGAGCGAAGGGACATGAGGGTGGCAGAATTGCTCTCTCGTTCCTGGTAGGCCATGACCTGGTCCGCGATCCATTCCACCACGTCGTCCCGCAGCACGATCTCCATGGCCGCATCGAACACAGCGCCCTCCAGCCAATCCCGGCTGACGCTTTCCTTTTTGCAGCCGCCGGATTGCCGCCGGGTTTGGCATGCGTAATAGTAATACTTCTGCCCGTTTTTCCCGAACCCACAGCACCCGATCATAGGAGCCTCGCAATAGCCACAAAACAGCTTCCCGGTCAGCATATATTCATCATCGGCGGACCGGCCTCGGACATGCTGGCGTCGCTCGATGCGCCCCTGGGCTTGAAGGAACAGCGGCCGGTCCACAAGTGGCGGCATTCCGTTCTCCACGCGGACCCCACCGTAGGAATAGACCCCCACATAGGCTTCATTCTGGAGCATGTGCCGGAAACTGTTTTTATTCCAGAGCCCCCCGTTCTTGGTGCGGACGCCCCTGGCGTTCAGATCGTTACACAGGGCAGCGTAGGAGCAGCCGTCAGCTGACCGGCGAAAAATCTCGCGGACCACGTCGGCTTCCCCCTCCGCAATAGCGAACCGGCCATCCTCGCCCCGGCAATACCCATACGGGATCTTGCCCCCGTTCACCTTGCACTCCAGGGCGTTGGAGTGCATCCCCCGTTTGATATTTTGGGAAAGGTTGGCGGAATAGTATTCGGCGGACCCTTCCAGCACCGCTTCCAGGAGGATGCCCTCCGGGCCGTCCGGGATGCTCTCCTTCACCGACAGCACCCGGATGCCGTGTTTTTTCAGCCGGTATTTATAGGTGGCGGAATCGTAGCGGTTCCGGGCAAAGCGGTCCATTTTCCAAACCAGGACATACCGCCATCGGGCATGGGCAGCGTCCCGGATCATCGCCTGGAACTGCTGCCGCTGGTCGCTGGTTCCAGTGAGGTGCCGGTCCGGGTAAACCTTCAGGACCTGCAAATTATTGAGCCGGGCATACGCCTCGCACTCCGCGACCTGCTGCTCGATGGAAGCGTCGTTTTGAGCGTGGGAGGAGTAGCGGGCATAGATCACGGCGGGGATCGCCGGGGCGTCAGTTTGCATTGGTGACATCCTCGATCTCGCCGGTTTTCATATCCACGGTATATTTCCCGAGAAGCATCCCGGCCGGGAGCATCTTCGCGTCCAGCTCCTCGCCCTTCACATATTCATAGACCGACAGAGACAAGAGGCCGCCGGAAGCATTCATGCGGGTGGTCGTTCCGTAGGTCCGATTGATCACAAAGTGAACCTCAGAATCGGAGCCGAAGTATTCCTGATAATAGGAAAGGGCGTACTCGTTGAAATCAATGGTCTCGGAGATCTGCGCGACCCGCCAATTTCCGGTCACGTCATTGTTCACGTTCCGATTCAAGGCAACATGGAATCCAGAAATATCCTTCCCGAGAGATGGGTCGAAGGTGGGCCTCGGAGAATCCGTGGGGAGCTGCAAAAGCGGCTCCTCGGTCGGGGCCTCGGTGGGGGCCGCCGTTTCGGTCTGAAGGACCAGCAGTGCGTCGCTGGGCTTTGGTGAGCTCGTAGGCTTTGCCGATGCGGACGAACCGCCAGGGGTTGTGCTGCCGGTCACGGCCTTAAGGACAGCCTGGATGCAAAGGACCACCACGATCAGGATGAACCACCAACGCTTGTAAAAAGGCTTTTTCTTCTTTTCCATAGAGGTGCTCCTTTCAAAATGCACCGGGGACCCTTCCGAAAAGGAACGGTCCCTGTTTTGGTTCCACGGCGGATGAAGCCGCCATTCACAGATCAATGCGATTCCGCAGTTTATAAAGGATCAGGCTTCGGATTTGTCCGCCGCTTCTTTTTCCTCGTCGAACCGCCGATCCACCTCAGCATGATAATCCTCCCGTCCCATTTCGGCCCGGGCGGGATGAAGGGCCATTGTGCCAAGAGGCACATCGCCGATCCCTGCCACGACCTGACGCATGAAGCCGGTGATCACATTCTGATCCTCGACGGACATGGAGAGGAGCTTCTCGATCAGCACATAGGTGTCATGGGTCATTTTCGGATATTTGGAAGCAAGGGCATCCAGCTCGGAGGTTGGGGCCGGAGCGAACATTTCCCCAGTGCCAAATCTAAGCCACTCTTCGCGGACACCAAATTCACGGCATATCAAGGAAACAACAGAATCAACCGGTTCATTTCGTCCGCCTTCATAGGTAGCAACGGTATTCCGCTTTACGCCGATGCGATCAGCGAACTCCTGCTGAGTCAGGTCAAGGGACCGGCGCAGTTTTTTTATACGTTCATTCAAAGGTAAAGCACCTCCTTCTGCAAGAAATAATACCACGCATTTGTCGCGCTGTCAACAAAAAGTCGCAACAAAACAAAATATGGCTTGACAAGTGTTTGCACGCGACATATAATAGTCGCAGACAAACACAAGGAGGTGCAAAACATGGCAAACAAGAAGTATACCGACGCCGATCTCGAAAGGGCGAAGGAAGTCATGGACGCCATCGCCACGAAGCCGAAAGACGAACAGAACACCGCCGTCGCCCTGGTCAACGCTTTCATCGCGGGCATGGAAGCGCAAAAGCTGGCCAGCGCAAAGAGCGCATGAAGCGGCAAGCCGTACAGCCGGCGGCCGGAGATCAGGTCCGCATCGAAGTCAGCAGCATCCCTGCCCATGCTGCCACGAACATCGCCCAGGTGGTATTTGAGGCGGTGCATCGTGCCTTCGAGGACCCGGCAATCCGGGCGGACTATGAAGAATGGAAAAAGAAAAGAGGAGCGAGACAGCATGGATGAAAAGCAACTAAAGGAGCAGCTAAGAAGCATCGAAAGCTCCATCCGGGAGGGCTTCGCCTCCCTGCACATCGCCATGGAGGGCATGGAGCAGCGGCTCACCGCCCAGGAAAAGGCGACCCGGAAGATCTCCCGCAGGCAGCAGCTGCAGCAGAATGAGATCGAAGCCTTGAAAAAGATCGTCCTCGATCTTGCGAAGCGCCGCCCGATCCGGCGCATGGGCAACGAAGTGGCCATCCCGAAAGAGGCAGCCTATGAACGGTTCGCCGATTGCGGGATCGGCAAGGTCACCGCGACCCGAGCCCTCCGGGATGCCGGGATGCTCAAGGTGGACAGCACGGGCAAATGCACGATCACGATCTGGCACGACGGCGGCTGTCTTCGGGTCCTGATGGTTTCCGGGGAGGGCGAAGCATGAGACGCCCCAGGAGACTGACGCGAAAAGAAAAGGTCCGGTTCACAGAGAACGGGATCGATCCCCGGGGCATCTACGCCCAGGGCGACCTGCAGCACACCACATCCTTCATCAATACGAAAACAGGGGCACGGTACCGGCTCACCACCGACGGCTGTCTGGAAAGAGAGGCGGCCCGATGAAGATCGCGCTCCAGGATAACAAGATCAAGATGATCGAAGTGGACAACGTCCACTTTGCCGTCATAAAGAGCTGGAACAAGATGAAGTGGAACCGAAACCTGAAGCAGCTGGAAGGAGTGGCCGACATGGAACTCCTGGACAAGCTGGCCGGGCTATTCCGGCTCCCCGCCCACATTGAGGAATACCGGCATCGGCTCCACGTCGTCCAGGACGCGGTGGACCGGGAACGGATGAACCCGGCCCCGGTGCCCATGTATCCCTACCCGGTAAAGCTGCCCCTTTACCAGCACCAGGTCAGAGGCGCCAATATGGCCCTGCTGACCTTCGGATTCATAGAGCCAAATGAGGAACACCATGACGCCTAAAACAGCCCAAGCAATATCGGACATGATGAACAGCCCGGCCCTGTCCGCCACCATAGGCCTCGCCATGGTGGCGCTCGGCGCCGCCGCCCTGGTGATCATCAAGAAGGGACAGAAAACGGAGGCGGATGTGACCGCCGCCCGTAAAGACCTGAAGGTGGCACTGCTGCTATCCGATCAAAAGATCGCGGATCTCCGCGAAAAGGTCCGCTGCCTTGGAGTTGAGAAATTCATCCTCAGCATCAACAAAAAGCCGCCCTTTGATGCGGATGCTGCTGAGGAGTACATCACCGGCCTTTGCATCCAGGCAAAGAACGAAAGGAACCGGGTATTCGCCAATGACAACGCGGGCAGGGGAACATTCAATCAGATCTACTCGGACCTATATATGCGGCTCACCGGGGAGGAGATCGCCTACAGAAAGGTCCTGGAGTATTTCGCCCAGTTTGAGCTGTAACGAGCATGAAGGAGGAAAAGATGCACGATACACATGGAATCCAGGCAAAAATCGTTCCTTCGTACCAACCCGAACGCCCCATTTCGACCATAGTCCTGATGCCGCTACGAAAGAACATCCCCGAGCCTTGCCATGATTGGGAGCTGCGGACCTGCCCCTCCTGCGGCCAGGAGTGCTGGTACCAAACGGACAACATGAAATACCTCCGGGCCATTTTCGGAAAAGACGCGGAGCATGATCGGCTCATTTTCCTATGCACCGAATGCGCTCTGAAAAGAAAACAGGAGGAAGGAAACGATGGCATTTTGTAAAGGCTGCGGGCGCCCAATCATCTGGATCATGTCGCCCGGCGGAAAGCTGATCCCCTGCGATCCGAAAGAGGTCCTCTACTGGAAGCGGACAAAGGCCAGGGGAAAGATCGTCACAAAGAACGGGGAAGTGGTGAGCTGCGACCTGGACGCTGGCATCATGGAGGAACCGACCGGTATCGGCTACGTTCCCCATTGGGCGACCTGCCCGGTGGCGGGCAGATTCAAGAAAGAGAGGAAACGAGGATGATTATCACCGGGATCAACAAAGCTGAGATCTTCCGCCTGAGCCGAAAACTGAGCAGGGACGAAATGAAGGCGCACCTGGAAGCGGCAAGCGGAAAGAGGATCAGCGTCAAAGCGTTCGACAACATCATGCACGACAGCCTCCCCTTCGAGGGATATTTCCAAACGGAGGTCATGGGATTCCTCCGGGACAACTACCCCGGCGCCTTCGTTTGGAAAGCAGCCGCCGGACCATATAGCCGTCAGGGCATCCCGGATGTTTGCGCGATCATAGACGGTCACTTCTTTGGATTCGAGATCAAGCGCCCCTACATTGGGCGGCTCACGAAGATTCAAGAACTCACGCTAAAGCAGATCAGGGAAGCCGGCGGAACCGCTGCCGTGGTCAGCTTTTGGAATCAGGCCCAGGAGGTAATCGAAGGATGGAGATCGAACACGGCGGACTGATAAGAATTGAACATGAACCCTCGTTGAAGATTGAGCCATTCATGAATGACCCTGACAAATGGAGAATGGCTGTTGAAACCGTCTACAAAATAGCGATCCAGGCTCGGGAAACGTTGGAAAACCTCGCTCACATTTTCGGATTGGTATTCAACGGGTTCACAATGCAGACGGTCAGGGAGAACCTTACATCCCGCCAATATCACCTTTACGTTCACGGGAAACGCCGTGTCAGAAAGAAATGAGAAAACACCGCCTGGAAAAGGGCCAGGCTCAAAGAAAGGAGAATAAACCATGTTTGAAAAAGTAAACCCCGCCCACCCGGACAAGATTGCGGACCGGATTGCCGGCGCCCTGGTGGACATCGCCTACGAGCTCCAGGAGAATCCTCGGATCGCCGTGGAGGTGCTGATCGGGCATGGCCTATGCCAGATCATCGCGGAAACATCGGTGCGGCTTCCCCTGGATCGGGTAAAAGCCGCCGCTTTCAGAATCGGAAACGACACCGACGACTTCTTCACGGTGGAATACAGGGAAGTCGCCCAGGATGCCCTCCTGGCGAGAAATCAAGCGGGGCATATTCGCTGCGGCGACAACGGGATCTTCAGAGGGATGCCGCTGGAGGATCAACAGCTGCAGCTGACGGCCATCGCCGATCAGCTCTACCAAATGTACCGAACCGATGGCAAGTACATATTGACCAATAAACGACTTATCATTTGTCAGAGCCATGCTGACCGGGAATTCCTCGCGGGCATGTTCCCCCGGGCGGAGATCAACCCCCTGGGCGATTGGACCGGAGGGCTCGATGTGGACACCGGGGCGACGAACAGGAAGCTGGGCAGCGATATGGCCGACAGCGTCACCGGCGGCGGGCTTCATGGGAAAGACCTCTCGAAAGCGGACGTCAGCGTGAATATATACGCCTTCCTCAAGGCCCAGGAAACCGGGCTGCCCGTGCAGCTCTGCTGCGCCATCGGGGACGAAACGGTGGACGGGCGGCCCTACTCAGAGATCGTCGAAATTGCCCGGAGCTACATCTCGGCCCTCGGCGGCTTTGAGAAATTCGCGGAATGGGGGCTCATTCGATGAACAGCAAGACGGCGCTCATTGAACGGCTGATCACAGGAACGGTGAGCACAAGGGACCTCCTGCATTTGGTCCGGGTTTGCCTTCGGATTCTTGAAAACCATGGAATCAAGATCGCGGACTTCGACCATAAGGGGCGGACCTTCTACGATTTGAAGGTCTACGGCAAAAAGGCATATATTGTTTTTTCAGACGAGAAAGAGGCATGAGATGAAAACGAACAGGCAGCAGCTCGAAAACAGGAAGGCCCTGCGGCATTACCTAAACCGATACTACCGGGCGAAGGACCGTCAAGCGAACCTGCGCCGGCGGCTTTCGGATCTTCGCCTGGAGCTGGACGGCCTCGGTGCGTCCCCGCTTTCCATGGCGAACATCCACGCCAAGGGGCAGACGGGCAGCGGCGCCGCCGCCATGGTGCTCAGGATCTGCGACATCGAGGAACGGATCGAAAAACAGGCAGACCTGGAGAGCCGGATCGTTCTGGAGATCATGGACGTCATCGAGCTGCTGCCGGCGGGAAGCATCGAAAGGGAGATCGTCGAATTCAGGCACATCGACTGCAAGAACTGGACAGAGATCGAGCGCCTGGCCCACCTGGCAAGGTCCAATTGTTTCGGGGCTTACAATCGGGGGCTGGACAGCCTCCTGGAACACAGGAAGATCAGAGAGCTGATCGGGGCGGACCGCCATTAGGGAAGGAGGCGAAAAAGTATTATTTTTCCAACGGAAAAAAGATCAGCGCTGGGGAGGTCGGCAAAGGGACAATGCCTCCCGAAAGCGGACAGGAAATGTGGGCAACGTGTGGACAGACAGCAGCATAGCGAAATGGCACCGGGAGGCCGATCCACAGAAAGGCCCCCGGTGTTCGTTTTTGGTTTTGCTTTCGGAAATTTACAAACAGGCCCCGGGGATCGGCCACCCTGAAACGGTCCAGGAAAATGCGTCCCGTTTTTTATACCAGCCCAGCCCACGGAAAAGTCCCGGGGGTTTAATACAGGATTTGAATTCGGAAAACAAAACCGAAATGGCCTTGCTTCATGTGCCCCACGAACAAGGGTGGCCCGTGGCTATCAGCAAGGGGCCAGGAGCCGGGCCGCTTCAGAAACAGGCGCCCCCACGGGCGGGGCTGATTTGCTTTCAGGATTCCCCCTCACCATGTCACGCCGGGCCGTGGAAAAAGAAGGAAGCAGATGGACAGCAGCGGACACAAGAGGACTGCAATGGACACGAACAGACAGGACAGCAAGGGCCTGAAAGATACAAGGCAGGAGCATCTGCACATATCAGGACGCTACAGGACTTTTAATCATGTACAATCGTTAACGTGAAGCAGTCGGGCAGGGACAGCTTCGCGTCCATCGCGTCAAGGTCCTCTTGGCTGAAGCCGCACCCACGATCAAACCCGGGGTGCGGCTTTGGTATAAAGGACCCGAAACCCACCCTCGACAAGGCCGTAGGTACTACCTGGCGTTAAAAGAGGAGCGGGTCGCGGAAGGCGCGATGTTTTTCTCCGCGTAAAGTGAATTATTTTTTGCATTTCGTTACGCTAACCACCCCCGGCCCGGCCCTCCAGGCCCGGCTGACCCCTGCCTACGGAGGAAACGATGGAAGATAAGACCCGAATCGCCGGTGAACAGATGCGCTGGGAGCTCTGGGCGCTGGACGATATGATCCCTGCGACCTATAACCCGCGAAAGGCGCTCAAGCCGGATGACCCTGAATACCAGGAGATCATGCGGTCCGTGGAGACCTTCGACTATTCGGACCCCATCGTGCTGAACTACGACGGCACGATCATCAAGGGCCACCAGCGTCGCACCGTCATGATTGACATGGGATTCACCCATGCCTGGGTCACCGTTCTGGAGATCAAGGACAAGCAGAAGGAAAAGGCGCTGAACATTGCCCTGAATAAGATCACGGGCAAATGGGACAACGAGATTCTGAAGAATCTGCTGCTGGAGCTTGACCTCAACGGCTACGACTTTACCGTGACCGGGTTTCACCGGGATGAATTGGAGGATTTGATCCAGCTGACAGATATCCCCCAGGAGGCCACGGATGACGGCTTCGATCCCGATGAGGCAGCGGCAAGCATCGAAACTCCGATCACGAACCGGGGCGACGTTTGGCAGCTTGGCCGGCATCGCCTCATGTGCGGCGACGCCACCGACCCGTCAGACGTGGCCTCCCTCATGGGGAGAGAAAAACTGGACCTGGTGATCACTGATCCGCCATACAATGTGGACTACGGCGAGAAAACAGACTTTCTGCGAAGGGCCGGCCATGGCAAGGGAAGGGATGGAATCGCAAACGACAAGATGAGCACCGGCGGCTTTTACAGTTTCCTGCTGGCCGCTTTTCAGAACATGGGCGACGCCATGCGGACCGGCGCCGCCGTTTACGTTTTCCACGCCGAAAGCACCGGCCTCGCGTTCCGGCAAGCCTACGAGGAGGCAGGGCTCAAGCTGTCGCAATGCCTCGTGTGGGAGAAAAACGCCTTTGTCATGGGCCGCAGCGATTACCAATGGCGTCACGAGCCGATCCTGTACGGCTGGAAGGAAGGGTCGGCTCACTATTTCGTGAACGACCGCACCCAGGACACGGTGATCCTGGAGGATATGCCCGAATTCAAATCCATGAAGCGGCAAGAGCTCCTGGCGTTCATTGAAAAGATGTTCAGGGATTTCAAGGATCAACAGACGGTCCTCTTTGAGAATAAGCCGAACAGGAATCCGCTGCACCCCACCATGAAGCCGGTCCCGCTGATCGGGCGCCTGATGAATAACAGCAGCCGCCCCGGGTGGAACGTGGGAGATTTCTTCGGCGGCAACGGCTCCACGCTGATGGCGGCGGAGCAGCTGGGCCGAGCGGCCTTCCTGATGGAAAAGGACGAGCGCAACTGCGACGTGATCGTTCAGAGATGGGAAGCCTACACCGGGAAAAAGGCGGTGCGGATCGATGACTGAAGAATTGCTCCTCGGTTTCGACCTTGGGAAAGCCCTCGAAATCGATGAACCGGAGGAAAAGCAGGAACAGCCGCAACAGGCCGAACAGGGGAGCATCAAGGTCAGCCATCGGATGGGTAAGCGGCAACTGTGGCGAAAGGCAGCGTCCGAGGCGGCATTGGAACAGGCGATGCCCTGGCATTTCCAAGAGGGCGACTGCTTCCATTGCTTCTCGTTTGGTGACATGGACAGCTTCTCGTTTTTCAAAATGGTGCTCAGGCAGCAGCCGATCCAGTACGCCGCGATCAGCACCTGGTGCATGGCGGGGGAGGACGTGACGGACCTCCGGCGCTGGCATTCCAAGGGAATGGTCGGACGGGTGGACTTCTTCGTAGGTGAGATCTTCAAGGGGAGCTACCCGGACGTATACTCGGCGGTCATGGAATTCCTCGAGGAATGCGGCGGCCGGCTGGTGACCTTCCGAAACCACAGCAAGGTCATGGCCATCGAGGGGGACCGGTTCGATTGCCTGATCGAAAGCAGCGCAAACGTGAACACGAACCCCCGTAGTGAGAACACGGTCCTCACGGTTGACCGCGATCTTGTGGCCGAATATATCAAGCTCTTTTCGGAGATCGTCCCGTTCAATAGGGACTGCGGTGCGCCTCCGTACAGAGGGAGAGGCAGCGCGATGCGAGGGAAGATCTTCCAATGTAAAATTTTTGGGGGGGGGGGGGGCTCTATTTGGATGAAAGAGGAAAAGTAGCCGGTGGCGGCATGTACCGCGTGGAGATCATCGCCCAGCTTTTCGGCGTTACGGTCCGCCGCATCCAGCAGCTGACGCAAGAGGGAATCCTGCCCACAACGGAAACGACGGAGGGCCGCCGGTACGACCTGGTCCCCACCATTCAGAGCTACGTCAAGTACCTATCCGAAAAGGCCTACGGGAAGAACCGCAGCGAGGAGGAGCTGCAGCTGAAGAACAGGAAGGTCGCAGCTGAAGCATCCCTGAAAGAAGCGCAAGGCGAACTGGCCAGGCTGAAAACCGACATCGCCCAAGGCAAATATATCCCTGTCGAGGAGGCCATCCTCGACTATCAAAAGTTTTTTGTCACGTTCAAGAAATTCGCGCTCTCCCTGCCTTCCCGGTTGATCGGATTCGTATCTGGCTACCTGGACCCGGTGGAATCCCGCCGCATTGAAAAAGACCTTGCAGGGGAGATTCAGCGGCTGCTCGGTGCATTTGTCCTCGCCGGGATCACCACGGATGCAAAGAAGCCGCCCGAGGCGCAAAAGGAAAGCGGACCCAATAATGCCTCAACGTAAACCCCGCCTCCGCAAGTACACGATCCCGGCGTACATCAAAGAGGCGCTACAGTCGCTCCGGCCGCCCGAGGATATAAGCGTGTCCGAATGGGCGGAGCGCTACAGGGTCCTGACGATGGAATCATCGGCTATGCCCGGCCCGTGGAGGAATAGCAAAACGCCGTACCTCGTGGGCATCATGGACGAATTCAGGAACTACGACACAGAGGAGATCGTTTTTGTCAAGTCGACACAGATCGGCGGGACAGAGGCGCTCCTGAACATGCTGGGCTTCGTGATCCAGCAAGACCCGGCCCCTACCATGATCGTCTATCCTTCGGATCAGCTGGGGGAACGGGCAGCCGACTACCGGCTCAAGCCCATGTTCAGGGCCTCGAAGGTCCTGAAGGAACGGTGGTGGGAAAACGCCTCCTCGAAGCTGGAGCAGCAGTTTGACGGGATGCACATCTCGATCACCGGCGCCAACTCCCCGGCGGATCTGGCAAGTCAGCCGATCCGATTTCTGTTCCTGGATGAGGTCGACAAATTCCCCGGGGCATCGAAAAAAGAAGCGGACCCCATCAAGCTGGCCAGGGAACGGACAAAGACCTACCACAACAGGAAGATCTACATGACCAGCACCCCCACGCTGCGGACCGGCCACATTTGGAAGGCGATGGAGGATGCGGACGCGATAAAGCATTATTTCGTCCCATGCCCCCACTGCGGGGAATTGATAGAGCTGAAATGGAATCAGGTGCGATTCCCCGATAAGGAAGGGATGACATACGCCGAAAGGGCAGACCTGGCCTGTTACGTTTGCCAAACCTGCGGCGGCGTGATCCGTGACCAGGACAAGCCCGAGATGCTCCGATACGGGGAATGGCGGACGGTGGAACAAAAAGCCGAAACGCCCAAAAAAGTGGCGTACTGGATCAACGTCCTTTACAGCCCCTTCGTCCGTTTTTCGGAAATGGCCGCCGAATTTTTGAGCAGCAAGGCTGACCCGGAAAAGCTGCAGAATTTTGTCAATTCCTGGCTGGCTGAGCCGTGGGAGGACACGAAGCTCAAAACCAGCGCCGACCTTGTGATGGACCGGCAAACAGACCTGCCGGAATTCACGATTCCGAATTGGGCGAAGATTCTGACCGGTGGCGTCGACGTGCAGGAATCAAGCCTCTATTGGACGATCCGGGCATGGGGCGACTACATAACCAGCCAAAACATCGCCCACGGCCAGGCGTACTCCTTCAGGGAAATCGAAAGCGTGATGAACCTGAACTACAGGCGGGAAGATGGCTCGGACATGGTCGTCCAGCTGGCGCTGATAGATTCCGGCGACAACACGGATGCCGTCTACGATTTCACGGCATCCAATTCGGACTGGGCGCTGCCCAGCAAGGGATCATCCCATCCGATGATGACCCATTACAAGGTGTCGACCGTCAACCGCCCGGGCAGCCGAGCGCAAGGCCAGCAGCTAATCATGATCGACACGGGCAAGTACAAGGACATGATCGCTGGCCGGATGAAGAAGGAGAACGGCACGGGCAGCTGGATGGTCTATCAGGGCTGCGACCGTGAGTACGCCGAACAGGTGACCGCCGAACACAAGGTGAACGAAAAGGGCGCCGGCGGGCGGGTGGTCCAGGTGTGGCGGCAAAAGACAAGCCACGCGGACAACCATTACCTCGACTGCGAAGTCTATGCCATGTGCGCTGCCGACATCCTCGGCGTCCGCAGCCTCCACCTTCAGGAGGTCGATATAGAACCAAGGGAAGCCGCACCGAAAGCAAAGACGGCGGCAACGGATGATTCATGGCTGCCCAGCGGGGGTAGCTGGTTATAGGAGAGGAGGAAACCATGGCCGTCTATATTGGGAACGCCGTACATGATGAGCACGGGAAGGCCAGGGGCGGCGCCCCCGGCGATCAGACCGGCAAAGAGGTCCTGATCCAGAAATGGTACGCCAACCCGAAAGGCTGGCGTGTTTTCCGTCCGAAAAGCGCGACAGACGCAAAGAAGATCGCTGAAGCCATGCGGGCCGCATGCGCCAACGATGCCATCGGCTACGATCAGGGAAACCCTGATCGGGGGACCTTCTACGCTGAGGCCGCGAAAGTCGGGTTTGACCCTTCCCGGGTCACCACCCCCTGCGAAACAGACTGCTCCGCATCCGTCAGAGTGTGCCTGGCATACGCAGGAATCAAGACCTCGAACTTCAACACGGCTTCGGAGCCGGGCATCCTGCTCAAGACCGGGCGCTTCGAGGAATTGAAAGGGAGCGACTATACGGACAGCCCGGACCGATTGAGGACCGGCGATGTGATCTGTACCCGGGTGAAGGGACACACCGCCGTCATTTTGACGGACGGTCCGAAAGCGGACTCGGTCCCCGATCCAGAGCCTGAACCGGAACCCGGTCCGGCTCCCGAGAAAAAGAAGATGATCCGTGTCAAGGGCACGGTCCGCTGCAGAGAAGGAAACGGGACCGGTTATAAGCAGATCAGACCGACGGTGGGTCCAAAGACCAACCCGTCCGGTACCCTGCCATATTACGGTCAGGCAGAGGAGAGCCCTTTCTGGTACGTAACAGAATGGCAAGGCCGGGTCGGATATATCACCAATAATGCTCGATACACGGAGGTCATTGAGACATGAGCACAGAGTACACCTTGCAGGATCAGCTGAATGAGGTCAACAAAGCGATCCAGGCGGTCCTTGTTGGCGGCCAGTCCTACAAGATCGGTTCCCGGTCCCTGACCCGTGCGGACCTCAAGATGCTCAGGATGATGCAAAGCGATCTGATCGCACAGATCAGCGCGGGAAAGCAATCCTCGCTCCTGGACGACACCTTTGTCGCCATTTTTGACGGGAGGTGACACCATGAACTGGCTGGATCAGCTGATCGGATTTATTAACCCCGAGGCAGCCGCAAGGCGGGAAGCCTGGAGGCAGGTTCTGGAGGAGCAGCGCCACTACGATGCGGGAAGCGCCCACCGCCTGAATCAGAATTGGTACGCGGATAATCAGAGCGCCGAATTCACGGACCGGTACAGCCGCGATATAGTCCGCGCCCGGGCTCGGGACCTTGAGCGCAATTCGGACATGATGAGCTCCGTGGTTGGTCCCTTTGTCCGCAATATCATGGGCAAAGGCATGGTCCTGAAGGCGGCAACGAAGGACACCACCCTCAACGAACAGATAGAGGCGCTTTGGAGGGTTTGGTGCAAAAAGCGCAACTGCGACGTGACCCACACCCAAAGCCTCAATCAGATTCTTCGGATGTGCATCCGCAGAAAGAAAGTCGACGGCGGAATCCTGATCGTCAAACGGTTCACACAGGACGGAGTGCTTCCATTCCAGCTGCAGATTTTTGAAGTGGACGAACTGGATGCCACGGTGATCAAGCCGTCGAGGAAAGAAAACCGCGTGGTGGGCGGCATCGAATACAACCGATTCAACGCCCCCGTTGGCTACTGGATAAAGCAGTACAGCATAGACGGGATGGAAACCATGAACCCGGTTTTTTTACCGGAAAAGGATGTGATCTTCTACTTCAGCAAGCGTCGGCCCTCCCAGCTGCGCGAGATGAGCGACATGAGTCAAACGATCACCCGCATTCGGGATGTCAACGAATTCATGGTCGCCGTCAGCGTGAAGCAGCGGATAGAAGCATGAGGATCATGATTTACACCGCCGCCCTCGACCTTTTCCAACTGGAACAGTACGTGGAGAGGGCAGGGAAGCAGGATCTCCTGAAATACTCCTACGGTGCCTTCCTGGACCACCTGGCGGCCAACCGTGGCGTCACGCGGGAACAGGCAGCCCCGGCTACGACGACCATACGCTTCACACTGTCCGCCGTCCTGGACTACGCCATCGGCATCCCTGCCGGGACCCGCATCACCAACGGCGACAGCATCTACTTCCAGACCACCGAATACGCTGAGGTCGCAGCGGGCGACGCCTACGTAGACGTGAAGGCGGAATGTACTGATGTCGGCATCGAAGGGAACGACCTGGTGGCCGGGCAGCTGACCATCCTGGTAGACCCGATCCCTTATGTGGCGTCCGCGACCAACACGGACACGAGCAGCGGCGGGACGGACCTGGAGGATGACGAAAGGGCAACAACAACTACGGCAAGGACAGCACCGAATCGGCCTACACTGCCATCCCGGCCACCTATGGCACCGGTACGGACGCCGGGAAGATTTACCACGTCCTGACCGGCACCGGCCCGCTGACTTGGAGCCATGACGGCACCATGAAAGGCATCTGGGATTTGAACGGCAATGTGGCCGAATGGAAGGGCGGATTCAGAACCGTCAAGGGTGAGCTGCAATTCCTGGCCAATAACAACGCCGCCGACAATAGCAAGAGCCAGGCGGCCAACTCCGCTGAGTGGAAAGCCCTGGACGCCTCCACCGGTGAATTTGTCACGCCGAACGGCAGCGGGACCACCACCAACACGGTGAAGGTGGACTGCATCAGCAACAAGCCGAAATATGGCATCACCGTCACCACCACCAGCGAGAACCTCAACGGCGCCATTCATGAGATCACCTGCACCAGCGACATCAGCTCCGCCGCGAAGATCGTCCTCCGGGCCTACGGGCTGCTGGCGGAGGATGGCGCAACCGCCGCCGATTACGGCGACGGCGACAGGCTTTACTTCAACAATGTGGCGGACGAGCGCATGGCCAGCGGCGGCGGCTACTATGGCACCGGCGCCAGCGCCGGGGTGTTCTACAGCTACGGCGGCAGCTACTCGCGGACGGGCACGTACACCAGCGTCGGCCTCCGCGTCGCTTACGCCGATTTGCCAACTGCGTAACTGGCCACCTGACAGGGGCGCGGGAGCGCCCCTCTTGAAAATGGAACCGCAAGACGGCGCTCCGGCCGGCCAGGTGCGGCATGGAGTGGGTCGGGTGCGTGATCTACGATGACCACGTCACCCTCAGAAAGAGCACCACCCTCCGCATGAAGCGCCGGCTGGCGGAGGTCGAACAGGAGTACAATGCCGGGTTGATCACGCTGGAAAAGGCGAAGCAGACCACGGCCTCCTACCGGGCCATGCTGAAGCATGTGGACATGGACAACTATGAGGACAAGCTGTGGCGGGATTTCGTCCTGACAAGGGGCGACATCCAGGAAGCAAAGCAGCGGGGAAAGGAACTATGCACGATTTGGAATTGATGGAAACGCTAATAGAGATCGCCGAAAGGCTCCTGACCATAACAAAGGAACAGGACCGCATACTGCGACAGCTGGAGGCCGCAAGGTACACGGATGCCCTTATGGAGATCGAAAGCAGCCTCTCCGTCATTCGGACACGGGTCGGTGATCCGTGATCTCGGGAGAAAGGAGGGACAAGGCAAAGCATGGACGAATTGACAGCCGCCCAGGTGGTGAAGGTGGTCCTCTGGATCTGCGCCGCCATTACATCCGTCGGAGCCGCCGTGACCGTGATCGTAAAGGCAGTGGTCGCCGCAAAGGCGCCGACGAAGAAGCTGGAACAGCGGATCGGCGTCCTGGAGGATAAGATGGAGAAACATGAGGAATTCTTCGGGAACGATAAGAAGCGCCTGGACGGGATCGAAGAAGGAAGCCGGGTGACCCAAAGAGCCATCCTTGCCCTTTTGAGCCATGGCATAGACGGAAACGATGTGGCCGGGCTCCGGGCAGCAAAGGACGAACTCCAGCAATACCTCATCAACAGATAAGAGAAAGGGGAGATCAACATGAAAAAGAGAACCGCAAGAACCGTCGCCCTGATCATGGCCCTGGTCATGATCTGCGTCATGCTGGCCGCTTGCAGCGCCGGCGCCCAGGAGGCCGTGTCCAATGTGGACATCGGGGGAAAGACCCCCGGCCAGGTCCTTCTGGACGCGATCTGGAAGCTGGTCGAGCTGGCCATCGCCGTGGCCGGTGCGCTCTTGACCTATTTCGTCAAGACCACCGTGGTCCCATGGCTTCAGGACAAACAGTTATACGCCAAGGTGAAACAGGCAGTCCGATGTTGTGAGCAGCTGGCCAAGAACGGGATGCTGCAGGAGCTGCTGGGCTGCCCTGTTGACGGCAAGGCCAAGAAAAAGTATGTCATCAAATTTCTGAAACGATGCGGCATTGAGATCACAGAGGAAGTGGACGCCATGATCGAATCGGCGGTCTACGATCTGGACCATGTCGCAAAGGAAACCCTGGAGGGTTTCTTGGTGGCCGGCGGCGAGGAGGAAACAACTGAATGAGCACCCCCAGCACCGGCGCCAAGAAGCGCAAGGCCACGAAGGCCCCCGAGGCCGTCCAGGAGGTCCAGGAGGCGCCCCAGGCTGCTCCTGCTCCCTTGGATGCCCAGGAGGCCCCCGAGGTCAAGGAAGATGCCCCCAAGACCGTCCGGGAGGCCGGATTCCTGGTGGAGATCGCAACGGACGTGGTGAATGTCCGGGACGGGTCCGCCCTCGGCTTCAACATCGTGACCACCCTCAAGAGGGGGGAGGTCGTGCGGATCTCCGAGGAGCTGGAGGACGGCTGGGGCCGCCTGGCCAGCGGGGCCGGATTCATCAACCTGGTGTTCACCCGTAGGGTGTAGCCGGGCAAACCAACCGCATAGTACCATAGCAAAAGAAAAGCAGCCGTTTCTCGCGGCTGCTTTTTTGGTTTTTCTCGGGGGCCGTGTGGCCCCCGAGTTCGATTTCAGGTTCAGGGGGAGGCGGGGAATACCTATCCGCCGGGAACCGCCGAAAATTTTTCCAATGGAAAAATTATACACATTCGAACCCGTGCCGCTTCAGGTATGCCCTGGCTTGCTGCTCCTGGGTAAATAGGCGGCTCTTGCGCTTCTGGCGGTCCCTTCCGATGACCAGCGTGTCGCCGATCCCGGCGATCAGCCAGTAGTCCTTCCCGTTCTTCGAAATGGGATTGTAGTAGACGGCCTCGCCCTTCTCGTTTGCCATTTTCATATTCACGCCCTCCTTTCAGTAGGTGACCACATAGCCGTTATATTTGAAGGTCCTGGCGGCCACGACAGCGGCGGCCAGTTTTCGAGCAAAGGCCTCGGCTTCATTCGGGGATACGCCGCCCTTGCAGCACCAATTCACCTTCAGGCTGACCGGTTGCCCAAACAGGTGGCCGCCGTCGGTCACCAGGGACACATCCTGGGTGAATCCCCGCTGATCAGGATTCAGCCGACGGTTCAGATCGCCCAGGGCAAGATCGAATTCACGATAGCTCACGGTTTTCATTTTCATACCTTTCTGCCCTCGTAACCTCCGTGGCGGGTGATTTGTTTTATTTGTGAAGTTCGTTGTAAAGCTGTTCTCCAACAGATTTTTTGGCCGCTTCAAAATATCTCCGGTCGGTAAACATATGGAACAGTCCGACACAGCATTTAAGGCCGTGAATTTCATCTGCCGTCAAAACAGGCTCAAGGGCTTCCCACATCTTTTTCTGCATAGCCGGAGTCTGTCTAAGAATCTCGTTTGCAAAGTCCTCCATACGTTTTGCGGCTTCGTAATCCATTTTCATTTCCTCCTGTTGTTTTGTCTTCTTGATGCCCTCGTGACCTCCGGGGCGGGTAATGCGATCAAATTTCGTTGTATTTTTTCTTGAAATCAATGTACCGCTCGCGCTGCAGCGTTTCAAACGCCTCGAATGCCTTACGGAAAAGGACCTCTTGCAGATCGTTCATGGTTGCCTCCTTTCAAGATGCGATGTACACGGTGGTCCCAGCAGGAACGGCGTGGGCTGCCAGCAGCACCGCCGCCCTTTTCTTCGCTTCGCTCAGCGTCCACACACCGGGAATCCAGAAGATCGTGTCCCTCCGGGTGGGGGAGACCTGATCGATGAAGGTCTCAGGGGCGATCCCTTCCACTACGGTGTTCTTCAGGACGAAAGCCCAATGGCCGGTTCCCCGGGGCGCTTTGCCGTGGGCCAGGACGTAGTCCCTGTTGCTGAATTCGTAACGGTTCATGATTCAACCCTCCACTTTGAAGGTCAGGCGGCCTTCGTTGTCCATTGTGAAATCCAACACGGTCAGATCGTCGAGCTCGTCGGGGATGTCCCGGACGCTGCCGGAGAAGATCGTCCGCCCGGCCTTCAGGAGATTCACGCGGGCGTTCCGGCTGATCAGCTGGTAGAAGTTTCTGAGCTTCATCATTCAGTCCTCCGCGATCTTCAGACCCATGAACCGGGAAGCCTCATTGATCAGCTCCAGCAGGTGGGCAGCCGATCCAACATCCGCCCAATTCACGTCGTCCGGGTCCTTACCAAAGAAGCAGTCAGCCCCATCCTTCAAGGTATCGATCTTCTGCTGAAGCTCCTCCATGAGTTCGGCATATTTGCAGGTCGCGTTCACGTTTTTCATCATTGAGCACCTCCGTTTCATTGTCTGCATTATACCACGCATACGCGTGGATGTCAAGAAAAATCTCACGCAAACGCGTGGATTTTTTATTGACAAACAGGGGAAGCCGGCATTATAATCCGGGCATAAAGACGCGACAGGAGGCAGCGCAATGCCATACATGAAGAACACGGACAACATCGCCCCGATTGACCGCATCCGAATGGAGAAGGGGATCAGCCGTTCAGAGCTGTCCAGGATCAGCGGCGTCCCGGCCCGGACCCTGGAGGATTGGTCGGCCCGCAAGCGCACGAACCCGGCCGCAAAGCAGCTCTACGCCGTGGCCCAGGCGCTGGGCTGCCGGATGGAGGATCTGATCGAGCCCGAACTGTGGGAGCAAAGAAAGGACGAATTTCATGGATAAAGCAGAGGCAAAAATCAGGGAATCTATAATTGGGTGCCCAAACGAATCAGCAGAGGCACAATTCGCAGAATCGATGATTGATTTCTTGAAGGAACAGGAAAAGATATCGGAGGAAATGATACTAAAATACAAGAATACAGGCGCACCAATGCTTTCACCTGCAAGCGGCGAGTTTCTTGACCGGCTTGCTGAACAATGCGAAATCAAAAGAAATAACGGCGAAACGGACAAGCACCTGAAAAGGCGAGTCTCGAATAAGATACTGGCCATGACAGAGGGCGGTCCAGATTTCGGATTTGACCCAACAAAATAGTATTTTGCATAAAAAGACCGCCCACGGAAAACCCGTAGACGGTCAATTTTTGTCACCGCTTCCTCAGCGGCTGGACCAACACGAAACACTTACCGGTGAAGTAGACCGTCAAGGTGTTCGCCTGGCACCCGAATGGTGGAGCATAGGAGAGTCGAACTCCTGGCCTCCACAATGCCATTGTGGCGCGCTACCAACTGCGCTAATGCCCCTCGCAACGTTGTGTATTATAACCGCTGTTCTTTGATTTGTAAAGGGGTATTTTGAAATTTTTTCTCGAAAACCATTGTAATAGAATTTTGAACAATCCGTGTTTGCCTTTGCAGAAATCCGCAGGTGTGCTATACTTTGGACGGAGGAATCC